CTGGTAGAGCGACGAGAGTGGCTGGCCCAGGTACAGCTCGAGGTCGTACAGCAGGTTCTGCCGCCGCATCGACTCCAGCGGCGACATCTCCATGCGCGTGACCTGGTCGATCAGCGCAGCTGCGAGGCTGCCTCTATCCTGTTTGAACCATGGCGTTGCGCCCACGCTCCAGCACCTTCCGGTGGCGGCGCGCGTGGTCGTTTCGTCGTTGGTGCGCCTGGTTGTATGTCATTGCAATGATTCGATAACGCAGTGCTCGAACCGGGGACAATGTCCCCGCTTGGTCAGTCCTGCTTTTTGCCCTTGCCGGCCTTCGGCGTCGACTCTTCGACGGGGCCGGAGATCGCGGCGTCCATCTTGGTCAGCGCGTCTTGCGAGGCGAGCCGATCTGGGGGCGAAACGTTGTGCATGTGAGGCGCGCCCGCGAGCAGGAACCGAACGACCCGCGCCTCTTCTTTCTCGAACTCGACGGTGATTTTGGCCATTCGCGCGCTTACCCCAGCCTTCTGCGTCTGTCAGCAAAATATCCGCGGTGACTGGTGGGCTGCGCCTCCTGCTGGCGCTTCATGTACTCCTCGAACGGGTCGAGCAGCTTCTTTGGCGGCGGCGGCGGTGGCAGCGCGCGCAGCATGTCCCGGGCGTAGCGGTGGGCGTACAGCCAGGCGTCGCCCAGGTCGGAGTGGTCGGCGTCCGTTGCCACCTTGCCGGGCCTCTTCCAGCGCAGCCGGCGCGCCTCGCGCAGCATTGCCGACTCGGGCTCAACGGTGGCAACGCCGCTGCGCAAGTCGTCGTTCAGCGTCTGGATGAATTCGACCTTGCGGGCCTTGTCGGCCATCACCCACAAGATCTTCGGGGCGTCGTTGCGGAAGGTCTCGATCGTCTTCTTCGTCGTGTGGCCAGCCGGGTCGAACACCACCGGGCCCGGGAAGCGCTCCTGCTGCTGCAGGATCTTCTCGAACAGCTGGTGGTTGGTCTGCTTGCCGTCCCATTCGACGATCCACCCCAGGTGGGCCCTGTCTCGCGCCTGGGTGACGTCCACGCGGCTGAGGGCGTCTTTGTCGCTGAAGCCGAAGTCGAGCCCGTAGACGTGCGCGTAGAACGGCGCCGGCGCGGCAATGACCGCCTTGTCGGGGATGGCGTACACCAGGGCGTCGGGGTCGACGATCCAGAGCCCGAGCCACTCACGCCGATAAATTATGCTGTCTTCAGTGAGCTTGAAGCGCTCGCGCGACTCCTGCAGCGGGTCGCGCCCCTGCCGGGTGAAGAACGGGTTCTGTGAGGCGTTGACCGGCGGGCCGCACTTCCACTTCGATTCGTGGCAGGCGTCGAAAAAGAACCCTTCGGCGACCGGGCCCGGCGTGCCGTTGGCCCACACCTGGCCGAGGTAGTCGAGCGTGACCGGGAAGATCGCCGACTCGCATTCGTGGGCGAACCAGTCGGGCGCCAGCTGCGCCTCGTCGATGTCGACGAAATGCGCCTTGCGGCCGCGAGCTCGGGCGACGTCGCTGCGATCGTGGAAGCTGAAGATCTCCAGCCGCCGTCCCTCGAGCGACCACCACTTGTCGGACCAGTGCTCTTGCAGCCCCAGGTCGAACTCACGGTTGTACTGCTGCAGCTCCTCCCAGATGATGTCGACGCCCTGCTCACCAGTGGGCGCGAAGTAGAACACCCGCGCGTTGGTGTGCTCCTCGAACGTCTTGAGCGTCTTGCCGACGACGGCCGTGGTCTTCCCGGTGCGGCGCCCCCAGTGCCGAGACAGCAGCGGGGCCGGGTCGTCGACCAACGTGAGCTGGTAATCTGCCAGGATCGGCCGGAAGCGCTGATAGCCGTCCCAGGTGCGCGCGCCGCGCGCGGCGACTACCCGCCGGGCGAGATCGCGAACGTCATCGCCCCACTGCATCGGGAGGCAGCCGCGAGCGTTCGATCAGCTCAACCGCCAGCCGTTCGACGTACTCGTAAAACGGCGCCATGAGCCGCTGCAGACGCTCGTGGGCAGCGTCCTCCTGCTGCACCTGCCAGCGCATCCAGTTCGCGTCGGCGCGCGCCTGTTCGGCCGGCGTCACTTCGACTCGCGCGCGCTGTTGTAGGCGATCGCCGCGGCCACGTCGGGCCGCTTGCCGGCCTCGATCTCGGTCGCGATGTTCTTGCGGATGGTCTTCTTGCTGCGGCCCCGTCGAAGCGGCATCAGTCCCTCCTGAGCGGGCGGCCCCACTTGTCGACGATGAGCGATTGGCGCGACAGCAGCCGCTGGCGGGCGTAATCGTCCCGCTGGGCGCGCGCCACGGCGCTCAGGTCAAGCTGCGGCGTCGGCTCTGGCTCGGGCGGCGCGGGCGCCTTGCCGCCGTTGGCGACCCACTCTTGGTGCTTCTTCTCCAGCTCCTTGATGGCGGCCAGCATGCGGAACTTGTCGGCCTCGGGCAGCTTCTTGAACTCGCGGATGACGTCGGCCGCCGGCATTCCCATGCCGCTGGCATACGTCTCCAGCGCCTCACGGATCGCCCTCAGCACGGGAAATCCATGCTGATTTGGTCCACGTACGTCACCTGCCAGGACAACGCATCGTCCGGCACGCGGCCGCCCTCGCCGGACGTCAAGATGGCGAAGTTTTCGGGCGACGTGTAGAGCTTCTTGACCACGCCGTCGACCCTGAGCGCGTAGACCACGCGCGAGCGGTTCGGCTCATCGCCCGCCCAGGTCGGAAGGTAGTGATCCGCCTCCACGTTCAGCACGTGGCACGCTCCCACTTCACCCCGCGCCGCTCGCACCAGCGCTGCCAGCTGGGCGTGGGCAGCAGCGCCGTCATCGGCTTGAGCATGCCCATCGGCCGCCACAGCAGCGTGTCCATCAGCAGGCGCAGGCCGATGCCGTCGCCGCGGAACCCGCGCTTCACGTAGAGCATGGCGACGCCGGTCGGAGCCGCGACGACGAAGCCGAGCAGCACGCCGCCCGACTCGGCCACGTGCACCTGGCCGTCGCGCATCCAGTGGTCGACCATGGGCCCGTGCATCATCTTCCACTCGCCCCACGGGATGCTATTGCGGCGGGGCCAGCGCACCTTGACGGTGGTCTCGAACACGAACTGGTAGTCGGTCGGCCGCATGGGGCGGATCTCGACGGGCAGCTCAGACTCGGCGACGGCGGTCACTTCTTCACCGCGGTCACTTCGATCGCCCCTTCCCGCCGCGCCTGCGCCGCCTCGGCCTCTCCCAGGAGGCGTTCGAGCTCCATGCGCACGCCGAGCGCGATGCGCTCGTTTTCGGTGAGCGAGACGGCGTCCTTCACGCCCACCAGCTCCCCGTAGACCTTGGCCGCCGCCGGGGACGCTTTCTCGCCCGCCAGCGCCTGCACGAACATGGCGTTCACCAGCTTGCAGATGCGCGACGGGTTCTCCTGCTTCCGCAGCGCCGCCTTGACCTTGTCGCGGTACTCGCGCTCTGCCTTGGACATTCCCCCTGGGTTGCCCGACTCACCGGGCTTGAACGGACGTCCCGGAGCGTTCCGCACAGCCAAGCTGCCTCCAGCCGCGCTCATTGCCGACCTTCACGTTTCGTCATTCACCGCGGCTACTCACAAACGCCGCAGCAGCGCAAGAGCTACGCTGGATGCCCGATGGCCATCTCTCGTGGCGTCGCCACCCGAATCACGTCCGCCTCGTTCGCGGTGCGCGCCGTGTGAGACCAGCGGACCCCGCGCGGCCACTTGCTGCCCATCCAGAGTCGCACCCGAATCCACCCGTGGTCGTACCGGTGTTCAATCAGCGCCACCACCGGAGCCCTACCAGTGATTCGAAGGACACACGCGGGGCGTTCTTCTGGGGGGTTCCCCAGGCGTTGCTGCTGTTGCCCCGCGTGGCCGGCGTGTTCGCGCGACGCCGCGGGTATGTCCCTAAGAGCGCGCCCACGTTCGCCAGTCGACCCAAGCCCCGAACGGTCGACCGAGAGGCGTTGCCCGCGCGAGCGGGCGCCTTGGCGGTGAGGCGTTTGCATTCGCTCCCAGGCTGGCGGGCTAGGTCTCCACCAGAGGCTGGTACGTGTCTGCCGTCTTGCCCGACAACCATGCGACAGCCTCAGTGGCGTCGGCGACGGTCGGCGGGACCCTGAGCATGTACGCCTTCCAGCGCGAGTCCGGCGTGGCGCCGGCGCGGGCGGCGGTGCGGTTGAAGATGCGAGCTCCGAACTCGGCTCGGGCCTCCGCGCTCGTCAGACTGCCGTCCGGCTCTGGCGTCGAGTTGAGCAGGCGCACCATTACGATCGGCTCGTCGTTCTCAACCTCCTTGCGGTAGAGCACGCCGTACTTGGTCCGGTTTACCGCCTTCGCTCCGGAGTCGAGCAGGTAGCGCGCGGCGCCGTAGCGCTCGATCATCACCCGCCGAACCTCCGCGTTCGCCTCGGCCTCGATTTCGGCCACCGTGATGCTGGCGGGCGCGTCGATGACGTGCGCCGGAACCCGCACACCGTGCGAGCCGTAGAGCGCCCAGCCATCGCGCCATGCGATGAACGGGCCGTCCTCCCGGTGCGGGCGGTTGTTGTCGTCCTTGGCGATGACCGTGGGCCGGTCGCTCACGATGCAGAACTTGGCGTGCATGAATCGCGGGCCGCCGTGGATGGCCGCCGCCTCGTAGTGCTGGAACTTCTCGTAGATAGGCAGCTCGAGCTTGGCGACGTGGCGGAAGAACGAGAGGTAGGCCGACCATCCGGACCAGAAGTTCCCGCCGACGTACATCCGGCCCCACCATGTCGAGCAGCGCACCAGGAACATTGCGACGGGATCGGCCGTGGCGGCGTGCGTGGCGTCGTCCGTGGCGGCGTGCGTGGCGGCGCGCGTGGCGGCGTCCGTGGCGGCGTACGTGGCGTCGGCCGTGGCGGCGGCCGTGGCGTCGGCCGTGGCGGCGCGCGTGGCGGCGTCCGTGGCGGCGCGCGTGGCGGCGTCCGTGGCGGCGCGCGTGGCGTCGTCCGTGGCGTCGGCCGTGGCGGCGCGCGTGGCGGCGTCCGTGGCGGCGCGCGTGGCGGCGTCCGTGGCGTCGGCCGTGGCGGCGTCCGTGGCGTCGGCCGTGGCGGCGCGCGTGGCGGCGTCCGTGGCGGCGCGCGTGGCGGCGTCCGTGGCGTCGGCCGTGGCGGCGTCCGTGGCGGCGGCCGTGGCGGCGCGCGTGGCGTCGTCCGTGGCGGCGCGCGTGGCGTCGTCCGTGGCGGCGCGCGTGGCGTCGTCCGTGGCGGCGCGCGTGGCGTCGTCCGTGGCGGCGCGCGTGGCGGCGTCCGTGGCGGCGCGCGTGGCGGCGTCCGTGGCGGCGCGCGTGGCGTCGTCCGTGGCGGCGCGCGTGGCGGCGTCCGTGGCGGCGCGCGTGGCGTCGTCCGTGGCGGCGGCCGCTGATCTCTTAGCCTCTGGCCGCGGTAGCGGCTTCAGCGTTCGGGTCATGTGAACCCCGCGAGCCACCGCGAAGGCGACAGCCCGCCGCAGCGCCATCTCGAGCTCGGTTTCCGTGAGGCGCCGGCCGAACAGGTCACGCTGCTTCTGGGGGTTCTCCCGCAGCCACCAAACGCCCGCCGCAGCCGATGCAGCGATGGCACCGCCGATCGGAGACGCGCAGAACACAATCCGCTCGGGGCGCGCGAGGTTCGCCGCTTCGTACAGCCCGTTGACGGCGACCCGCATCGCGTCGCGGTCGTTGTCGTCCATCGGGGTGGTATTGAGCCCGTTGGCGATCCAGCGGTCTCGCCACGGGGCGAGTTGGGCGCGGTGTTCCTCGGTCAGCTCGTATTTGCGTTTGGTGGCCATGGTCGTCGTCTCCTTCGGTCTGATGGTGGTCAGTCGGCAACGTTGCGGAGCTCGGCGGGGCTGTACTCCTTCTGGATGCGGACCCGATAGGTACCCGCGTCCAGATGGATCGTCCGGTGCTCCTCGTGAATCACCGACACGCCGTGCTCGTTCGTCACCTCCAGCAGCCGATCCGGGATGAGTCCGCCGCCCAGACCGAGCGCCACCAGGTCAGGCTGCGCGGTCGTCGCCTGCTCGAGGTAGAGCGCCGCTCCCCGCTCCGCGATCCGGTGCGAATGCCCAGTCACCTCGCCGAGCGCCAGCACCACCTCGCCCTTGCCATCGTCGAGACGCTTCCGCCCCGCGACCGATTCCGTCACCTGCTCGATGAACACGTCGCCCTGCCGGTACTGCTTGTTGATCTTCTTCATGGTCCTAGCCTCCGTTTGCACACGTTACGCACGTTTCGCACAGCGGTCAACGAAAATCAGCGCGCCGGCATCGAGCTCCACCCGCGCTTCGCCTTCTCCCGACACTCGGCGGCGTCGTCGCACGTCAACTCCGTCTTGTAGTCCTTCACGCCGGTCAGCTCGCGCTCGACCTGGGCGGCGGCCAGCACGTACCGCGATCGCCAGCAAACGCCGAGCTCCCACAGCCAGTTCACCAGCTGCAGGTATCGCTTCGTCACCGGCGACGGGACGGCGGCGACGGTCACAGGCCAGCCTCCCGGCCCATCAGCGTGGCGAGCTCGGCCCGCGGGATCGCCTTGTAGCCGTTCTTGAAGATGGCGCCGCAGATCCGGCCGGCGGTCTCGAACGGCATGTTGAGCGCGTCGATCCCGTACTTCCCCAGGAACTTCATGTGGCCGAAGGTGCACAGGCCGTGCTCGCGGCGGCCGATGGCCGTCGACAGCAGCTTGGACGCCTGCGCCTTCGTGCAGTTCTCCGGGATGGGGATCTTGAAGCGGCTGAGCGCCGAGATCTGTTTGTCGCTGGCCGGCGTCGCGTACCGCTCTGACCACTCGTCGGTCGACGGGTCCTTCACACGAAAGATGCCGAAGGGGTCGACCTCCTGCACCCGCGTCCGCACCTTGCCCTTGAGCGCCGCCCGGCGGGCCGCCTCGATCTGGCGCCGGTGCTCGAGCTCGCGCGCGGCCGCCTCCAGCGCCTCGTCGGCCAGCATGCCGCCGTCGGCGTCGGCCACCTTCTCTTTGGCCAGCGCCAGCGTCTCGTCGTCGTACTTGCCGGCGAGGATGTCAGTGGCGGTCACCAGCGAATGCTTGCCGGCGTTGCCCACCAGGTCGACCAGCAGGCAGTCGACCTTGCCCGGCGCGATCCGGAGGCCGCGCCCGGCGCACTGCGCGTAAAGCGAGCGGCTTTCGGTCGGCCGCGCCATCACGACGCAGGAGATCGCCGGGTCGTCGTATCCCTCGGTGAGCACGCCGACGTTGAACAGGAACTGGTAGGCGCCGGCCTTGTGGTCGCGCAGCACCGTGGCGCGGGCCCGCGGGTCCGTCCCACCGTCCACCGCGCGCGCCGAATCCTTCCGGTATCGGTTGCAGATCTCGGCCAGCCGGTGCGCGTTCTCCACGCTGGTGGTGAAGATGATCGTGCGCCGGTCGCCCGCGTGCTCGAGCGCGGCGCCCACCACCCCGTGCAGCGCCTCCTCGGCCGACATGATCGCGTCGAGCTCTCCCTGGTTCAGGTCCCCGGCGACCGTGCCGACCGAGCGCAGATCGATGGCCGCGACCTCCACTTGCAGCGCCCGGATCGGGCACAGCCAGCCGTCCTTGATGGCGTCGCGGATCTCGTAGACGAACGCCACCGAGTCGAACACCAGCCCCATCGCCTTTTCGTCGTGGCGATCGGGCGTGGCGGTCAGCCCAAGGTGCCGCGCGCCGGGGAATGCGTCGTAGATCGCGCGGTAGCTGGCGCTCGGCGCGTGGTGGGCTTCGTCGGTGACGATCAGGTCAGGGCTGAAGCGGTCGCGGAAGGTCGACAGCCGATCGCCCCGCAGCGTCTGCACGCTGGCCACCACCACCTTCGTCCCGCGGGCGTACTGGTCGGCCTTCTCGATCGAGACCGCCTGTCCGGTCACGTCCTCCAGCGACTCGCGCCCCTGCTCGATCAGCTCCTGGCGGTGCGCCAGCCAGAGCACGCGGCCGCCGTGCTGGCGGACATACGTCGCCGCCGTGCGCGTCTTGCCGGTGCCGGTTGGGAGCACCAGCAGCGTGGACTGATGCTCCCCGAGGCAGGCGTGGATCCGGGCGATCGCCTCGTCCTGGTAGGGGCGCATCGTCATGCGCAACGGCTCCGGCGCGGCGATCCGCGCCGGTCGGTCGAACAGCGACAGTGTGGCCCCTGTCGCACTCATCAGAACGCCAGCTCTTCGCCGTCGTCGCCACCGGGCAACGGCACGTCCGTCTCGGCCCCGGTCTCATCGACCGCCACGACGCGGACGCCGCGCTTCCCGGTCGCCGGCTTGGCCTTGGTCGCCTCCACGGCGTTCGCCGCGCCGCCCACCGGGACAAACTTGCCGTCCACGGCCACACGCGCCTTGTCGCCGCCCAGCTTCAGCTCGGGCGGCACGTTGTCGCCGCCGTGGCGCCCCACCACGCCCGTCCCGCCGCACGCCGGGCAGTTCGGCGTCGATGCCGGCTGCGCCTTGCAGTAGAAGCACAGCGAGGCCGGGATGGCGTCCCGCACCGCGTGGCCGGCGTTCTGCACCTGCTCGCGGATGCGCTGCAGGTGCGCGCCCGCCACGGCGTAGTCGCCGCGCTTCTCCATCTCGGTCAGCTCGCGCAGGATGTTCTTGAGCGACTGATCCCAATCGCCCAGCCACTTCGCCGTCTCGTCGATGACCGATCGGCTGGCCAGCGACACCTCCAGGTCGAACGTCTTGAACCCGTCGGGAAGCTCGATCGGGCCGCCCGCGGCCTCTTCGGTCACGGCCGGCGCAGCGGACGCGGCGGCGCGCTGCTCGGCCTTCTTGACCGCTCCTGGGGTGATCCCGGCGGCGCGCGCGACGGCCTTGCGGGCCTCCGCTTTGACCTTGTTCGGAGACTTTGACGCGCCGCTAGAACCGGGGACATTGTCCCCGTTACTCAGCGCGTCGTTTGAGCGGATCTTTTGCTCCTGCAGGGCGACCAGCCGGAGGATCGCCTGCGCCCGCTCACCCTCGGAGTGCCGGCGGTAGATGTTCTCCTTTTCCTCCAGCTCGGCGGCTTCCTTGTCGGTGCAGTCGACGACGTGGAACCACAGCTTCTTGCGCTTGTTCAGCAGGGCGCCGGCGAACCGGTCGCGCCCGCAGATCAGCAGCTTGTCGTCGGCCCGGACGGTCGGCGCGTGGATGTACTCTTTGCCGCTGTCGTCCTCATCCTTGGCCAGCGCCTGGACGTGGGGCGCCTTCGTCCGGCGCTTCACGTCGTTCATGTCGACGCGGATCGCCTTGACGGCCAGCTGCTTGTATCCCAGCCACTTCACGCGAGCACCGCCCCGGCCATCGCCAGTTCGAACTCGTCGCGCAGGCGCCGCAGCACCTTGGCGCGCTCCCCAGCTGCGGCCACGCGCTTCTTCCGGCGCTCGCGCTGGTCGTGGTCGCCGTAGTAGCTGCCGCCGTCCATGTCGGCGGCCGAGTCTTCGAGCGCCGCCCGGATGAGCCGGGCGAGAGCGACCGTGACCTTCGTCTGGTCATCCTCGAACGGCACCACCGCCGGCGCGGTGCAGTCGGTGGGGTACTTCTCATGAGCGGCCAGCAGCCCGCCGTTCATCGGCCACCCGCCTTGATCTCGGCCAGCGCCTCAAGATAGGCGGCCGCGAACATGTCGAACACCTCGGCCACCGCTTGACGCGGTGTCACCGACGCGGTAGACGCCTGGGGCTTCTTAAAATCGGGGCGTGGCGCAGCCTGGTAGCGCGTTCGGTTCGGGACCGAACGATCAGCCGGACCGGCCGACGCAGCGGAATGGGGTTCCATGCTGGTCTCCGTTCTGAGGTTGTCTCGAGCCCACAAGGCTCCGCGCGCCTTCTGCACACAGAAGGGCCACCGACGGCTGCGGGAAGAACGCGCGAAGGCTTGCAGGCTCGAAATCCATCGGTGGCACCTTCTTGGATGACAGAGCCGAAACACGACCGCAAGAAAAAGCGATCAGGCCCTTGCTTTTTGTGACGCAGGACCTATGGGCGCGCGCTTCGGCGGCGCCCGATCGCGCCACTCGCGGAAGCGGGCCGCCTCGATCTTGTCGCGCGTCCCGATCGCTTCCTCCAGCGACTCAACGTTGTAACGCTGCTGGCTCTCCAGCGTGGAGTGGCCGGCGAGCTTCATCACGCGCACTGAGTCGGCGCCGCGGCGGATCGCCAGCGTCACGAACGAGCGCCGCAGATCGTGCAGCCACGTCGGCCCGCTCGGCCCGTCGGCGGCGGCGCGCCGCTCGAGCTTATTGAACCGGCGGGTGAAGAAGTCCGGCGAGTACGGGCGCTGCCGGCGCGGGTTCACAAACGCCCAGCGGCAGAAGCGCGCCTCACGCAGCGATCGCCGGTAGACGTCGAGCGCGCGCAGCGCGTCCGCGCTCACGATGGTCACGCGCCCCTTCTTCCGGCCGCGCCGCCCCTTGGCGATGCCCGGCGGGATCGTGATGAGCCGGCGGCGACGGTCGATCCAACACACCTCGAGCAGCGCGAGCTCGCGGCGGCGCATCCCCGAGCTGTGGGCGACCAGCACCAGGGCGCGCTCGAGCAGATCGGCCCGGCGCAGGAAGGCGCCCAGCGAGATCGGCGCGGCCGCGTCTTCCTCCACGACGTTGAGCCGCACGTTTTGCACGGGCGCCAGCAGATCGGCCTCAGTCGCCGCCGCCAGCGGATCGCGCTCCTGCCAGCCGCGCCGCATGGCCAGCTTCGTCAGGCGCCGGATGAGGATCACTTCGTTGTTGATCGTCTTGTCGCTCGGCGGCCGGCGGCGGATCGTTACCTCGCCGCGCCGGGTCTTGCGGTACGCGCGCACGCGGTCGATGCCGGTCTCAGCCACCGCCTCTGGCCCGAGCAGTCGCAGGACGTGCTTGCCCTCGCTCCGGCGCGTCTTCGGCGCCTCGAGCTGCTCGATCTCTGGCTCGTATCGCTCCCAGAGCTCCAACCATGTCAGGCGGGCGCCGGTCGGCCGGATCGCCGCCGTCACCGCAGCGGTTATCCGCTGCACCAGCTCGTCGTTCGTCTCCACGTGGGCGTCTCCTGTCGCGACGCCACTCCCCCCGGAGGGCGACATCGGATCCCAGACGTCGGGCTTGAGTGATTTACGTAGGAGCGTGCGCGCAAGCACGCTTTGACCAGCACCCGCGGCAGTGTTCGCCGGGGCGCGGCGTTTCGTCGAGCATGGCGGCGTTCTTCACCTCGCCAAAGATGCGCATCCAGTCGGCCGACCCGATCACCACCTCGCGGCCGACGTCCCAGAAGCCGTCGCGGGCGTAGTAGATCATGGGGATGTAGCTCGCGCTGTCCGTGCGCGCGGCCAGCGCCGTCCCGGCGGCGTTCACCTGCAGGTTGTCGACGGCGGGCGTGGTCGGCCACTTCCCCGTTTTCCAGTCGGCCACGTAGATGCACCCGTGGCGCTCCCAGGCGATGTCGGCGCGCCCGGCGGTCAGCAGCGAAGGCTGGCCCGGCGCCGGATCGTAGACGTGCGGCTGGGTCTCCACGGCGGCCACGTACTGGCCGTCGAAGCCGAGCCCCCACAAGATCTCGGTCTCGACGTTCACCGTCGGCCTGAACTCGTCGGTCGACGCCAGCAGATCGATCCACCCCTGCATCTCCATGTCGTCGACCTGGGGCACCTGGCCGCGCGACATCCCCACCGGGTCGACCTCGACGGCGGCGTGGAACTTCGTGCCGCGATCCATGGCCGCCTGCTGCTCTGGCGTGCGCGGCCGCTCCCGATTCAGCTTCCGCGCGAACCCGCAGTGGCGCACCAGCGCCGACGCCGAGACAATCACGACGGCCTCCGGTCGATCGGTTTCTCTCCGGCCATCGCGCGCACCGCGTCGGCGATGAACTGGTCGCGGTGCGCGAAGATGTAGCAGCTCGGGCACGGGCAATACTTCGCCCGCTTGGTGGCGCAGTAGCGCACGCAGGCCATCGACACCCGCGTGGCGAGGTGCCAAAACCAGCGCCTCATTTCGCCTGCCCCTTCGCCCGCGCGTCGGCAAGCAGCACGTCGTAGAGCGGCTTGCCGTGGGCGCTCAGCAGCAGGTGCGCCGTCACGGCCTGCATCTCCGTCAGGCGCCCGAGGATGCGAACGGCGTCGATCTGCGCTGTCTCGATGCCGAACCGCTCGGCGAACCAGATGCGCATCATGCCCAGCTTCCAGCCGAGCCGCTTCAGCTGGCCCTTGATGGCCTCCAGCGCCTCGGGACTGGCGGCCTCGCCGGTGTCAGGGGTATCGCTTGAAGGTGCGTCGGCAGGAGCCGCACCAGGAGAACTGGCCGATTCCGTCGGCTGGGATGCGGACGGCGAACGCAGGGGATCGGCAGATGGGGCAACGCCGCCGGCGCCGGCCATCAGGTCGTGCGGGTTGCTCACGCGGCTCTTGAGCTTCCACATCGTCTTCGGCTTGCCGTCGCGGTCCTTGCTCTGGTAACTGATCGCGTACTTCGCTTTCCATTCTTCCCTCCAGTTCGCGTCCCACATGTCCGTCGCGACGCCCAGATCCTTGCAGCAGCGAGAGAGCGCGTCCGTCTTCGCCCCCTCGACGCAGCTGGCGTACGACATGTTCGGGTTGTTCTCCCGGTAGAAGCACTCGCCGACGGCCTCAGCGACGAAGCGGCCCAGGCACACCAGGGCGCCGTGGTAGACGACGATGTTGCCCATCACGCGGGCCGGCGAGCGCGGCAGGATGCTCCACCCCCCGGCGCCGAACGCGCGCGTCAGGATCCGGCGGTAGGCGACGCCGGGCAGGAAGACGATGCCGTCGGGCTTGATCTCGACGTCGCGCGGGTCCGGCGGCTCGGCCAGCACCTTGCGCGCGGCCTCGGGGAACGGCTCGGTCGCCGCCCCCTCGAACCCGCGGAAGAACTGCGCCGGCGGCGTTGCCATCTCACCGGCCGGCGCGCGCTGCGCCAGCGCCAGCGATTCGGATGCGTTGGTTGCGGTCATTGGGGATCCTTTCGTACGCTTCGGTTGTAGGTGTCGCAGCGGTCGCACCTGCACGACCCGGAATGGCCAGCCGGGCGGCCGGCGATGAGAGGCGTTTCGAACATCGGCGCCACCTCGTAATTGCCGACGAGCGCAGCCACGACGTTGACGGCGCGTTCCTCGATCTGCTCGTCCGTCAGGGGGACGCCGTCCCGCACGCGCAGGACGGTGAGCCCGTCGGCGACCAGGCTGATGAGCGCCGCGTGCAGCGGCGGCCGGCTCACCACGACACATCCTCGTCGTCGTAGGTGCGGCCGTCGTCCGGCTCGCTGTCGTCGAAGAAGTCGGACAGCTCTACCTCGATGAACTCGGGCACCGCTTCGTTCGTGTTGTCCATGCCCATCACATTACACACGTTACACACGAGCGTCAACAACAAATCGACAGGGGGTGTCGGACGGGATCAATCCGAGATGCGCGGCCAGGTCGCGAGCGGGACGCCGTACTCTTGCAGCCACCGCTGGGCGATGGCACGCGGCACGGGCCGGTAGTGCTCGGACGTGGCGGGGAAGCAGAAGCTGCGCAGCGATGCCGGCGATCGGCGGATGGCCTTAGCCTCTTCGGCGACGGAGACGCCGGCCGACTCGAGCGCCGCAATCAGCGGGTGCTCCCGCAGCTTGCTCGGGCGCCCGGGGCGAGGCGCGGCGATGTCGCTTGTGTGCATCGTGTGCAATGTGCTACGACGATCGTGTGCCGTCAACAGGAAATCCGTGGGCTTCACCAGCGGGAAGAACGCTTCAACCAGCGCCGCGCGCACCTCGGCCGGCGGTGACTTCTTGCGGTAGAGGTACGCCCAGAAGTCGCCCGGGTCGATGTCGAGTCGGCGGGCGACGGCCTCGCCAGAGGCTACGAGAACGCTGGGTAGGTCGGCCGGTGGCTTCACGTGGCGCAAAGTAGCACGCTCGCCGGCCTGTGGGTGCCGGGGCCTCTGCCGGGGCTCAACGAGATGATCGCCGCGGCGAAGGGATCAGGCGGCCGCGGCGCCGGATACGCCCGCCTGAAACGCGACTGGACAGAGGCCGTATGGGCGGAAGCGAAGCGCCAGAAGGTGCCGGCGTTCCCACACCGAGTGGTGCTCCAATTTACTTGGCACGAGCGCGACCGGCGCCGCGATCCCGACAATGTGGCGGCGGGCGGCCGAAAGCTCGTGCTCGACGGGCTCGTGATGGCCGGCGTCCTACGGGGCGACGGCTGGCGCTTCGTTCAGTCGTGGTCGGACCGCTTCGACGTGCGCCCCGAGCGGCCGGGCGTCGCGGTTCAGATCAGCCGCTACGACGGCGCGGTGCTGTTTTAGAGCTCGATGTAGCCGACCAGGTGCCCGCGGACGCCATCGCTCGGCTTCCACAGGTGCTGGCCCCAGGCGTCGCCAGTCGTCGACCCCGCGGCGTTCGTGTCGGGCTCGATGGTGGTGAGCGTCTGACCGTCCGGGCTCACCGCCAGCACGAAGCCGACGTGGCCGAGTCCCTTCCCCTTGTCGAGCACGAACACGTCGCCGGGCGCGGCGAGCTGGCGGCGGGCTACCAGCGGCGACAGCTCCCACATGTGCAGCGCGCCGGGCGTGCGCGGGCACGGGTTCGGCGCCACGGCATTGGCGGCGGCCGTGCGGAAGCACCAGAAGACACCGGCGGCGCACCAGGGATGCCCCTCGAGCGAGATGTCGGCCGGAAGCGCCAGCCCGACGGCGCGCTGGTAGTCGTCCACCCGCGGCCCGCGGAAGCGGCCCCAGGGCGCGCCGCCGCCATGGATGCCGCTCGCGAGCTCGCTCTGCGCGACGGCCAGCGCCGCCTGACCGAGCGCGCTCACTTCCCGCCCCGGCGCCGCCCGTCCAGCCGGCGCAGCAGCCGCGAGTTGCGCACCGCCAGCCGCTTGCCCGCCGTGGCGATCCCGGCCAGCGATGCGTAGCGCAGGCGCGCGAACACCTCGTTTTCGTTGCCGTCGGAGTCCAGCACCACCATGTAGCCCCCGGGGCTCATCCCGAAAGGCGCCTTGACGGTGCCCATGTGATCCCAGGGGCCAGCGCTGTCGGCGTCGAACCAAGCGGGCAGCACGTAGTTGCTCACCTGGACGGGGCGCGTTTCGTCCAGCACCTCCGTCTGATGGGTGTAGGCGTCGCCCTCCACCGGATCGGCCACTTCCTTGGCGACCTGGGTGCCGTCCGGGCGCGGCATCCACTGGTCGCAGAACAGGTCGATCAGCGTCTCGATGAATTCGTGACTGAGCGTGATCGACGTCGCCGCGCCCTGCGCCAGCACGCGCACGTAGGGGCGCCCGACGAGGTCGACCGAATGGAACCCCAGCGCGCCCGGCTGGTCGATGTCATCGACGATCTCGACGATATAGATGTCGTCGGCGGGGAGCTGCGCCACCGTCTCGTATGCGGCGGCCGCCGGCGGCTTCAGTCCCCACGCCGCCGCGACCTCTTCCAGCTGCTCCCCGCACGCCTGGACGGCGAACAGAAAGACGTCCTTGGGCAGCGAGCTGGAGTTGATGCACGCGAACTGCATCAGCGCCCCGCGTCCGCGCGCTCGTCGTGGATCGGCTGCGGGCACCACGGCTGCGTCGGGTCGGCCGCGCACGTCGGCGTCGGCCCGGTGGTCGCGTAGCAGGCGGCCGCCACCGCGATCCCAAGCGCCACCGGGATGAAGAGCGCCAGGAACACGTCCCGAGCGAAGCCCCTCACTGGAACGTGACCGGGTGAGCCGCCAGCCATGCCCGCGCGTGCGCCGCCTTCAGCGCCTCCAGCGGGTCGCCGGTGGCGGTCTCCTGTAGCGCGGCCTTGCTGGCGATCCACTGCAGCGCACATTCCACCTCGGCCAGCGCCAGCGGCCCGCCGATGCCGGCGATCAGCGCGGCCACCGCGGCCTCGTAGTTCGCCTGCGCGATCGCCGTCTCCGCGCTCGGCAGGATGTCCAGCGCGGCGGCGTGCAGCGCGGCCTCCGAGCAGTTCACGAAACCGGGCGTGTTGGGCGGCGGCGTTGGTCCCAGCACCGACTTGCAGCTGGAGAGCGACAGCAGCATCACGAGCGCGAGAATGGCCGCGGGCGGCTTGAAGTACGCCGGGAACGCCACCTTCACGTCGGCCAGGATGGCAACGGCGATGGGGGCCCACACGTAGTGGCTCTGAGACAGCCAGTCAGCGACGCCGCCGATGATCCCCACCAGCCCCAGCAACAGGATGTGCAGCACCTGCTTTTTCGTCATGATTCGCGGCTACCCACAGGGCACCGGCGAAGGCAAGTTCATTCAGCGTCGGCGGAATGCGGTGTCGAGATCGGCGGCCCATTTATCGGGGCCGTCGTTGGGTACGCCGCGATTGGCCTCCCTGGTCTCGTCCTCGATTTTTGCCGCGCGGGCGTCAGCTCGTGCCGCCGTGGCTCGGAGTCGGGCGAGGAATCTCTCGCACTCATCCGGTCGAGTGCGGTGGAGGCTCGCCCCAAAAGCCGCCAGTGCTCGCCCGAGGTCTCGGTAGACGTACCCGAGGTCGATGCACTCCATTCCGAGCTTTGAGAGAGCGCGGTCGCGTTCTTCATTGGTCACGGCTCCTCACTGGTCTTTCGGTTTTTCGACACGATCGGAGAAAGTCGAAGCAACCCCCGTTTTCGGAAGCTCCGGGGGGCCGACGTCGCGAGCTCGCATCAGCGTGACCGCCCCGTAGACCTTGCGCGCCGCCCGGTAGAGCTTGGATGCGCCCACGGCGACGCCAGACCCGACGAGCGATGCGGCCCCCACCAGCGCACCCACAGCCTTTAGCGTGGTGGTCCACCGCTTCGCCCATGCCCGAATGGCGTGTGACCAGCTGCGCCCGCGCGCGTCCTCCAGCTGGGCCGCTATGATTCTCTCGAGGTCCCGCCGCACGGTCGTCCATGGGTCAAAAGATGTTGGGCGCCATCAGCAGGTTGGCGGTGAAGATCATGTTGCCGGTCATCCCGGTCCCGGTGCCCGACACGAGGACCCCCCAGCGGTCACTTGCGCTGGGGCTGCCCACGGAAACGGTGCCGGTGGTCAGGTTGCCCGCGGAGACATTGTTGAGCGTGATGGTCGAGAACGAGGAGCCGTTGCGGGTGATCTGAACGGCCAGCGTCCCCGAGGTGATCGCGTTCGTGATGATCCGGACGTTGAGAGCGACGTTCGTCGCGGCGAAGCTCTGGACGTACTCGAGCGCCGTTCCGCCCTGCCCAGCCGTGGATGACGTCCCGAGCCAAACCGCGCCTCCGGTGACGAGCGTCGACCCTGCGACGTTGATGTAGTAGGGCAGCGTCCCCGAAACCGCAGCGGGGAGGCCGCCGACGCCAGCGATGCCAACCGTGCCGCTGGTGTCCGCGGCCACGATGATGTTGCCCGATCCGCTGAGGGTGGTGCAGGTAAGATTCCCCCCGAGCTTGGTCTGCCCTCCTGCGACGTGGAGCGCCACGGCAGTCGACGAGACGAGGCCGCCGATGGTCGGGGCGTTGTCGATGTAGACGGTCGCCGCCTCGGTCATCGAGACGGACGATCCTGGGTTGGCGTAGCTCACGGCCCGGATGCGCTCCGTCGCATAGATGCCTGCCGTTACGCCCGTTCGTATGGTGGTGTTCGATGGGTTGACGTCCACGAAGGTGTTGTCCGACGTCCCCGTTGCCCCCAGCGCGCCACCGCCCACGTTGAACTGCACCCGGTCGCGGTCCGCGTTCGTCGTGTGGCCACAGACCAAAGAAGCGTTCGTGGGCACCGATGCCCCGTTGATTCCGACGGCGTTGCCGGCCGCCTGGACGTGCAACGCCGTGTCGAAGGTGTACGTTGAGTCGCCAACCGGAATGGCCGTTGGCCCCGCGCTGAGCATCACCTGCGATGCGGCCGGGAGTCCGGCATACGACGTTCCGCACGTTCCAGCCGACGTGGTGATAGCCCCCGTGAGAGCGGGAAGCTGCGCGCAGGCCGAAGAGCCGGAAAGGTCGGAAAAGTCAGGCTGTGTGCATGGTATGTTTCCGTTGTTCAATATCGACGTCGCGAACTCGTGAGCCGGGCATGCCTGCGTTCGCACGCCGTGGGTGACGTTCCCAGCGTCGTCCTTGCTGCTGAAGGTGTGCGACGTCGAGTCGCCGTAGAAGGTCACCCACCCTGCCGCCGGGGTCGCCGGGGCAGCCATCGACTTGATCGACGTGACGCCGGCGTTCGAGACCGTGAAGAACCGGTTGGCGTAGGTGGCTCCGTTCACGAAGGCGAACTCACCACCGGCTGCGATGGAGGCGTTCAGGATCGTATGGTTGCCGGAGTCCATGCCGAGGAGATTCCGGCCGGCCGAGGCGATCCACCCGTTCGTGGTCGCGCCGGTGTTGTCGGCGTTGGGCAGGTTGATGAACCCGGCTGCGGCCGTGATGTTCACCTCGCCGTTGACCGATTCCACTTTGGCGGCGTTGTCCCAGGTGAAATCTGGCGAGCTGCTCATGTTGGTGCCCGTGCCGTAGGCGATCTGCTGGGCGGGGATGACAATCCCGCACGTCGCCACCGGGGAGCCAGAGCACGAGATCGGCGACGTCCCGACGACGCCCGTGATGGTGCCGGTCCCACACGGCACGCTCATCGGGAGGAAATGTCCGGTGCTGTCAACCGCAACGCAGCGGGTGCCCGAGCCGGCCAGGTCGTTGACCTGAAGAGTCCCAACGTTGAGGCATGCGAGGTTGTTCCCGTCGCGATCGTCCTGCCAAATGTAGGCGGCCCGCGCCGTTCCGCCGAAGGCGCTCAGCAAGCAGACGATGCTGGCCACTCGCTTCATGGGCTTCACGTCCCGAACTGCAGCCGCTGGTAGACGCGGTTGCTGAGCACGTTCTGGCCTGCCGTCTTGGTGGGGTGGGTGCCGGGCGCCTGGGTCAGGATGCCCGAGGACAGGTCGGTGGGGTTCTGGATCGGCTCGTCGAAGGTGAAAATCTGGTCGCGGATGTTGATCCACTCGGCGTTCGGCTCCGCCGCGACCACCGCCTTGATGGCGGCGTTGGTGTTCTGCGTGTCGACGTCGTGCGCGCCCGAGCCGTCGGGCCAGAGCTCGCTCTGGTACCACATGTTCGAAATCACGTGGAACTTGCAGTTCGGCCGGGCCGCCTTCACCGCCGCGAAGTACGCCACGTAGTTGGCGGCGCTCGTTGCCGGGGGGATCGGCGTCCCGCTGTGGTTGTCGTGGTCGTTGAGCCCGCACAGGATGATGCAGTGGTCCGGGTTGAGGGCGGTGGTGGTGGCGACGCGGGAGAGCATGTCCGTGGTCGTGTCACCCCCCACGGCGTTGACGCCGAAGGTTGGCGGGGGAGAGCCGGCGCCGTTGAAGAGGGCTTGGATGGACGCCTGCAGCGGGATCATCCATTGGTAAGTCGCGTCGGGAAACCCTGCGGTCATGGAGTCCCCGATGAAGACCACCTTCTGTGCTGGTTTGATGCCCAGCGCCCCGACCGGGGGCAGTCAAACTAAGACGTAGCCGTAGGTGATGTCGCTCACGAAGACGTTGCCGGTCGTCGCGTTGTAGGCGAAGAACGCCCGGGCGCCGGCCGTGAGGTTGGTGAGCACCGACGTATTGCCGACAGCGACGTCATCCACGTACGCGACGTAGGTGGTGCCGTTGAACGAGACCGAGTAGTTGTGCGGATTGCCGTCGACCACGTGCGACGTGACGATGTTGGTGGTGCCGCCATTCTTCGACAGCTGCAGCACCAGGTGGGTCGCGTCGATGGACGTGCGCGCGCACAGGTTCACCGTCTCGTTGAACGCCGCGTTGGAGACGCCGACGAACTGCCCGCCCGCCTCGACGGCGGAGAACCGCCCCCGGAACGACCAGGCGTGCCGCTTGGTCGTCAGGTCGGTGTAGATGCCGCCGGTGAAGGTGAGGACGTGCGCCGACGCGGGGGTCCGTCCGCCTCCCTCGATGCCGGCGTCGTTGGCGTCGATCGTCGGGTTGACGGCGTCCGTCGCCGGCTGGATGTTGGTGGGCTTGACGTACTGCCAGGACAGCCCGGGAACGGCGGCATTCAGCACCGCCTGACGCGCGGTCGCCCATGGATTGCCGCCGCCGATCTGCGTGTACGGGGTGCCATCGGCGCTCACCTGCAGCACGCCGCCAACGCGGGCGATCACCGACTCGCCAAGGACGCTCAGATCCGGGGCAACGTCCTTGAAGCTGAGGCCGCCCGGGACAGTTTGCTTGCCAGCCATTACGTCCCCCTCACGTTGACGGCCACGTTGAGCACGCCGGCGGCGCCGCCCGACGCTCGCGTGTAGACGACGCGCCCCCACTTGAAGCGCGGGAAGTTCGCCCCGGCCAGCGTGAACTGCGCCTTGCCCGACGTGCCGCCCGACGGGTTCGAACTGGTCATGTCGGCGGTGCGCGTGATGGCGACGGGCCCCAGGACGCTGCGCGAGACGTTCGGATCCTCGTCGTTGGTCACCTCAAGATCGAACGCGCCGGTTGCGGCGGTCGTTGTCCCGGTGAGCGGCCATTTGATCTGGACCCCGATGGAATCCATATCTTCGAGCCGGATCCAGGGACCGACGACGGTCGCCGTCGAGCGGCTATCCGGGGGCGTCGCGTTCGACATGTCCCCGGCAACGATGTAGGCGGGATTGTTCTTGAACCGACTCACGAAACACCTCCATCCGTGGAGAGGGCGTTTCGTCGTGAGCCCTACAGTAGCCGCCTACTCACAGCGCGGCCTTTGCTTCAAGTATTTGTTTGCTGGCGCACCTCGACGTCGCGCCGGTCTGCGGGCGTCGCCATCGCGGTCACGTTGGCGCCCGACGTCGCCTTCGGCTTGCCCTTGGGCGGCTCTCCCTCCTGGGGCTTCTCCTGGGGCCCGCCCAGCCCGCCCGTCACCACGTCGGCCGGCGGCTTCTGGAAGAGCACGGCCAGCACCGTCTCGGCCCAGCCTTCGTACGGCGGCGCCGTCGTCACGAGATCATGGAGCGCCTCCCGCTCGAGCTCTCCGTAGATCTCAGGGAAGGCGAACGAGACCGCGTCCACCTCGTCGGGCCCCAGCATCCCCGCGCGCATGAGCGCGCGCGTGCGATCGTGCGGCGAGGCGATCACCGCGAACACCCGGTCGAGCCGATCCTGGTCGACCGCCGACAGCGGCAAGGGCGCGCCCCACTTGTCGAGCTGCAGCTTTGGCGTCCTCGTCATGAGGTACTGTTTCGCCAGCGTCGGCGGATCGGGCTCTGCGGTGAGCACCTGCATCATCCGCTCGAGGTCGACGTGCGCGGGCTCCGGTGGCGCCGGCGCGGGCGGCTTGTTGAGCCAGCTCACGGCGCGATCACTTCGTGAATGAGCGCAGCATGCCCCAGGTTGTGGTCGTTGACGTCGAGCGCGTGGTGCAGCGCCGCCGGGAGGCCCGCGGCGGTGCGCTCCTCGGCGGTCGCCGGGCGGCCGAACAGGCGCACGCCGTTGAGGAGCTTGCTGGGCGCCCCCGAATCCTTCGCGGCGGCTCCGACGGTCGCTGTCCGTGCCGCGGTCGCCGGAATCGTCTCGGCGGCGGCTGGAGCTCCAGCGGCGACCCGCGACAGCCCGTAGTCGATGTGCCGACCGACCTGGGCGGCCGCGCGGCCGGCCGCGGGAAGAACCTTCGTCGCGAGAGCGGCCGCGGCCGCCTCCTTGATGCCACCGCCGGCGAGGTGCACGCCCTCGCCCAGCATGCCGCCGGCCAGCATCTCAGGCGCGGCCTCGCGCAGTCGGCCCACCAGCGACTTGGCGCCGGTCTGCTCGTTCATGAGGCGCTCTTTGAGCACGTCCCGCATCGGGATCAGCACGGACGTGCTCTTGTTGCGGGCCCTGAAGCGATCGAGGTTCACGCCGGGGGCCACGTCTTCCAGCTGCGAGGTGGCGTCCTCGATCGCGCCGCGGTAGGCGCCGTAGAGATCGCGCTTCACCTGCGTCTTGAGCGCGCGCGAGGCCCCCGGCGTCGTGCCAAACGCGGCGTCGCCGATCTCGTTCCGCATGCCGCGGAGCTGCTCCCCGCTCAGGACGGCGTTTTCCGCCTGCTTGCCGCCGTAGTTCTTGACGAGCGAATCGATCTCGCGCTGCACCGCCTCGGCCGCCTGCCCCTTGCCGGCGCCGAGATAGCCGTCCTTGAGCTTCTTCATCGGCCCAACGACGTCGGTCAGCTTCACGCCGCCGGCGTCGGTGATCGCCTTGTAAACGGGCGCGTTCATCGCGTCATTGCGGTCGATGATCTCCTGGACGCTCTCCAGCGCCTTCTTTGGGTTCCGCGCCGCCGCCGTCGACAGCGTGTGCTCGAGCGCCGGATCTTCGTCGAGCACGTCGCCCAGGCGCTCGCCCTCCTCGCCCGCGCGCGCGGCCAGCTTGCGCACCTGAGACTTTGTCGGCTTCGCCCCTTCGCCTTCGCCCTGGACGACGTCCTTGAGCGCCCGGGCGCGCACTCGCGCCGGAGCCCCCTCGATCGCGCCAGCCCCGGCCCCCAGCGCACCGCCGAGCGCGGCGCCTTCGAGCGCATCGCGCGCCGATCCGGTCTGGCCGCCGCCCTGGATCCCGCCCTCGAGAGCGCCTGTCCCGGCGCGCGTGAGCAGCGGACCCGCCACCCTCCCCAGGACGGGGGCGACGAGCTTGCCGGCGCCACCGGCCAGGACGGTGGAGACGACGCCACGGGCGGTCGGATCGTCACGCAGTTCACCCGGCAACCCCTGCGCCGGCTTCGGCAACGGCGTGTTGATGTCCTGCGGCGGGCTCACGAATGCGGCGCGGGCGGGCAGGCCGATCTCCCCCAGCGGCGTCACCTGCGCCCCGGTGCCGATCCCGAGATCTTCGTCGCTCATCGACTCCGAGCGCGGACGATGGTTGACCGGCGCCGGCGCGGGTGGCGGTGCCGTGGCGGCCAGCCACTGATCGACAGGATCGGACGCCGCCGACGGGGGAGGTCCGCCGACGCCGTAGAACTTCGCCTGCTGCTCGTGAAGGGCCTGCGCGTAGCGGGTCGCCGCGTCTGGGTCCTTGAACTTGCCGAGATGCCTCCCGGTCTTCATGTACTGCTTGACGGCTTCGTCGTCCGACAAAACGCGCGCATGAGGTCCATCGCTCACCGTCGGAAGCAGCACCTCCTTGCCGTCGATGTTGAACGATGCGGATCGAACCGTGCTGATCGACCCGTCCGGGTTCTTCACCCGGGGACGGTGCGCAAGGTCGATATTGCCCGGCTCCAGCAACCCGTCGAATTTGCCCGTGGGGCCGGCGGATTCTGCAGCGGGCGCCACCGGCGGCGCTGTCGCCGCGAGCCATGCGTCGGCGTCATCCGCCACGGACCAGCTCCCGGATCCTGGCTTCAACCTGCGCCGCACGCGGATCGCCGGCGGCACGCAGCCGTTGCAGCAGATCAGACCCAGCGCGCAGCTGAGCGGCGCGATCCGGAGGTGGCGCTGGCGGGCCCACGTGCCGGGGAGCGGGGCGCGCGCTCGGCGCGGCGGGCGGTGGGGCTGTCGCGGCTGGTGCCGGCGCTCCAGATCCGAGATGCCGCGAGACATTGCCCCCGGTGATCTGGTCGAGCGTCTGATGCAGCCGCTGCAGCTTCGTGGCGCGCGCTTCGGGCGAGTCCGACGGGCGCACCTCGTATTGATCCTGCCACAGCCGGTCGGCCGCCTCTGGGTTGGCGACAGCCTTCTTGCTCACGAGATCGCCGATAACCGCCGCCTTCAACCGTGCGTTGGCGCCCTCCGCGGTCTGCCCCTCGGAGTCCTTGAGCGCGTACGGGGTGACCCCCTCGAGCATGCCCGGCTGGAACCCGGCGACCGTCTTGAAGTCGGCGGCCAGCGGCGGCGCGGCGGCGGCGCCCTCGTTCGCCTTCGCCTGCGCGGCGGCGTTCGTGCGGCTGGTCACCGCCTCATCCTTCCGCTTCGCCTCCTCCACGTGCTTCGAGATCGTTTCGTAGAGCGGCTTGACGTACTCGGCGTGCGCGGCCGCGCGCTTCTCGTGGAGCGCCGCGATCGCCTCGTGGGCGTCGATGTCCGGTTGCGACAGCCCCACCGCCGCCAGCCGGGCGCGCCCGATCCGCTCGAGCTGGGCGTAGGCCGCCGCCTCGCGCAAGGAAACGTCCTGCAGCATCTGCTGGCGGGCCTTGAAGGCGTCGTCAATCCCGGTCCGCGCCATCACGACGTGGTCTTTCATTTCCGCGATGTGCGCCTTTTGCTTCTCCATGTCGGAGGCGATGATGCTGCCCACCGTGTCGAGCGTCGGCGGCGCGTGACCGGCGCGCACGGCCGCACCGACTACCTTCGCGTCCCCGACGGCGCCCAGCGCCAGCCCGAAGCCGCGGAGCACGTCGCCCCAGGTGTCGCCGTGGTGGAAGAACGACGCCGGCGGCGTGTTGTCGAGCCGTTGCTGCGCGACCGCGGCGCGCGCGCGGCCCTCGTCGATCATCTTCTGCGTGTCCGCGTACGCCTTGTCGGTCTCGCTCTGGAAGCCCTGGCCGGCGAGCTCGGCGCGGCGGGCGCTGTCGGCCGCGATCTCGGCCTCGCGCCTCTTCTGCGCGGTCTTTTCGTTGATGACACCTTCGCCCTCGGCCGAGGCCGCGTCCTGTCCCTTCTCCGCTTCGACCTGGACCGGCGACAGCGCCTTGGTCTCGGTGTTGGTGCCCCTGGTGGTGGTCGAGCCGCTGGTGTCGGTCTGCTCGTGCTCGGGCGGCATCACGCCGGCCGGATACGGGTAGGCCGTTTGATCGGCCGCCTGGTTGGCGTTGAGCGCGGGATCCATCAGGCGTACGCCCGCGCGGCCTCGATGCCGCTCACACGCTGGTGGAGGCGCCCGAGCCCCCCGAGGATGTCGGAGATCGCCGTGGCGCTGATCCACTTCTTGCCGTCGGGCCCGGTGGTGACGTCGTGGGTCGGCAGATCGGTCGCCATCGGGCCGAACCGCTTGCCGGGCACCTGCCCCGGCGCGCCCGGATCCTTGTACTCCCACTCTTTCGGCTTCGAGAGCGAGTCCAGGAACTCGTCCGACATCTTCGTGCCATCGTGCACGTCGGTCTTCAGCTGCGGATCGGATGCCGCGATGCCCTTGCCGGCGGCGGCGTAGAGCTGCCCCATGGCCGCCTGGTTGGCCGCGTTCGCCTGGGTCTGGATCTGCTGCTGGCCCATCTGCGCGCTGAAGGGCGCCTGGTTGGCGCTGTTGTAGGCGTTCGCGGCGTTCGCCACCGCACCAGACGACGTCGCGAACTGCTGCTGTCCGGCGTTCTGGTTCTGGGCGGTCGCATTGGCGAGCGTCTGGCGCGCGGCCTCCTGCTCCTGGGCGGCCATCGCGGCGCCGGGCGCGGTGCTGGCGATCTGCGTCTGCTGGGCGCTCGACAGGCCAGCCCGAAGCGCCTCGCCCGGGTTCGTTCCGGTGTAGGCGGCGGCGGCGTTGACGGCGTTGCGGGCGTTCTGGTCGGTCTGCGCCCGCATGAGGTTCGTGGCCGCCGTCGGCGCGCCGCTGGCCGCCGCGCGCAGCTGGTCGATCGTCTGCTGCTGCAGGTTGGTGGCATGCTGCATTTGCCCCTGGGCCTGCTCCTGATTCGCCTGCTGGCGCCCGTAGTCCTGGTTATAGGACGTCGCCGCGTCCAGTAGGTTCTTGTAGGCAGGGTTGTCCGTCGTCGCCAGGTTCGGCGGTGCCGGGTTGGTGATCCCCAGCTTGTCGGTGCCGTACCGGATGTCATCGAGCGGGTTGTACCAAGCCATTCAGCGCCCCCTGTTCAGGCGTTCATCTTGACGGGCCACCCTCGGCGCTTACACCCTGGGACCATGCGAGTCATCATTTTTTGCGCCCTCGCGGCGCTGGTTGGTTGCAGCGACGGCTCCGTTCCAGAGGCCGCCGCAACGGGCGGCGCGGGCGGGCAAACGGTGGCGGCGACCGGCGGCACCGGCGGCCACGTCATGATGATGACCGCGACGGGCGGCGTTGCCGGCGCTGCGGTCGGCACCGGCGGCACGGGCGGGTCGCAGGCCATCGACGCCGGAACTGACGCGCAGACGAAGAACTGCGCCGCCCTTACCCCGGTCGATATTACGCAGGTCGTGTCGGTGACGAAGTCATTTTCCAAATATGGCCAAAGCTCCCCGACTTCCTGCTCTCCGACATCAGAAACGGCGAACATCGTCAATGGCGTCGACGTCAACGAACCGTCCTGGACCGCAAGCGGCTTCAACGCGAACGGATCTGGATCCACCTGCACAATCGACATGTACTGGACTGGCAGCAGCCCGTCCTGCGGAACGATAACCGCCGTCGCTATATTCACCGTCCAGCTCAATTGATGCGCCGCCAGAAGCGGGGACATTGTCCCCGTTAGCGAATCGCATCAAGTGAATAACTGCGCGGCCTTACGACTGCCAGCGCCGTCCCGGCGTGAGCTTCCGCGGGCCGTACTTGATGCCCACGATCGCGGACCAGGCATCGAGCCGCACGCCGACGTCGCCGCTGGCCAGCTGCATCTCGAGGGAGAACGATCCGCACTTCCCGAGCCCGCCGGTTTTCGCCTCGTACTCGCCGCGGGTGACCGTGACCGGCGACAGAGCGACTCTGGCGCCCGTCTCCTGGTCGTTGAGATAGACGAGCAGCGTCTGTTGCGGGCCGCTCACCTCCGTCAGGTCGAGCAGCAGCCGCACGTTGTAGAGGCGCAGGTAACCGCCCATGTCCGCCGGGCGATACCAGGCCGAACGGATGCGGCCGAGGTAGCTGGCGTTGGTGCCGGACGGATCGTTGAGGTTGGCGTCGGTGCCCTCGGTCCACATGGTGCCGCCGCTCAAGAACAGGACGTCTTGCGCGCCAACCGAGCGCATGAGCAGCGGGGCGTTGCCTTGCGGAAAGGTGTCGCGGATCCAGAGGCTGCGCAGGCGGTCGAACACGTACTGGCCGGCCAGGCCGAGGAAACGGATCTCGTTCTGGTCGCCGTTGTAGGTCGCCGAAATGAGGGTGTCTGGCGTGTTGACGAGCGGTTGCCCAAGGTACTGGTCGACCGGGAGGCCAACGAAGTCGATGCCCAGCGAGCCGTTGATGCGGTAGATGCCCTGCTCGCTGCCAAAGTAGACCTCTGCGCCAGTCGAAACGTACGGCTGGCCCAGCAGCAGGCCGACCTCGGACGACAGCCGCACCGGTTGGTACTGGTTGCCGCCCCCGGTGTTGTCGGGGCCGCCGTGGGGGACGTAGTAGATGCCCCGCGAGCTCTTGAAGAGGACGAGCTTGTCATCGCAGGCGGCCATGCCGGAGAACGGCCCAAGCTCGTCGGGCGTGTCGAAGTTGAACGACGCGGGGAACTCGGGCGAGGTGCCCTGGAGGATCGGCTTCGAATACCAGACGCGCGTCGGGAAGTCGCGATCGATGCCCCACAGCCGCCCGTCGAACAGCACCACGTGGGAGAACGGCGGCGTGACGGTGGCCGGCTGCTCGCCGACGTCGCCTTCGCTCAGCGCCGTGATGAGCTGCGTGCCCAGATCGATGTCAGAGTTGAAGTCGGTGAGAGAGATCTGCGTTGTCGCCTGCGCCGTGCCGGTTTGCTTCGACGTCAGGAAGTACACCGATCCGTTGGCGAACGTGCGATAGAGCTTCGCCGTCCGCACGCGCAGCTGCGACTCGAGCGGCGTAAGCGTGGCCACCCAGGCGACGGCGTTCTGCCCGGCCGATAGCGTAACGAAAGTTGGGATGCTGGGCGTCGATCGCCAGAGGTTGCCGGCCTCGTCGCTCATTTCGACGACAAGGACGAAGCCGTAGGTGCTGCCTGGGGTAAGTCCGCCGCCGGTGGTGGCGGTCAGCTGCACCTTGTAGGGCAGCGCGCTGGCGCCGTGTCCGACGATCTGCTGCCCGTCGACCGTCTGCAGCAGGTGACCGGAAGGCAGGTAGGAGGCCGACGCGGTCTTGACGCCCTGGCCGAGGTTCACGCCCTGCATGTTCGAGGCTTTGAGGTGCAGGACGTCCCACCGGTCGATCGCGTACTGCACCGGGTGCGAAACAGCACCGGTGTCGGTTCGGGCAAGGCGCGGCAAGATGAACGAAAATGCGCTGGCGCCGGTGCGCACCACCTGGCACTGAGATCCGGCGAAGATGGTTCCCGTGCGATCGCAGCCGGCCGGCGGCCCCGCCTGCATGGGGATCATGCGCGCCTGTGGCTCGCAGAACTGGTTGATGACGATCGTGGTGCCGCCGTATTCCAGCGCCATCTCGTAGAACGAGTGCTGAAAGTCAGCTCCTGGGGCAAGAGTCCCGGGCAGGCCGATGTGAACGCCGGCGATCCAGTGCATCGCGTCCGTCCCCGGCTCGCGCCAGCCATTCGAATCGATGTAGATGCCGGTGCCGTCGGGAACGATCTGCGTCTCAGCGCCAGCGCCAGGGGCCGTTATCGACTTCGACGCCCAGATGCCGCCGGTCGACGTCTGGAAGACCACCACGTGGCCGCCGCCGCCGTTGACGGCCACGCCAGCGAAGCCGGTCACCGTGGGCCGCGAGCCCGCCGCCGTCGCCGTGAGGACGGTGCCCGCGCTGTTGAACCGGATCACCGCCTGGACGTTGGCGCGAGAGATCGCCGCGTACCGAACGCCGGAGCCGTCGGGGTCTGGCAACAGCTGCACGCACTGGGTGACGCTCACGGCGGTGGTAACGTTCGTCGCGAGCGCCATCGCGCTCGTCACCTCGAGAATGTGCAGCTGGTTGCTCGTGTCCTGGTAGACGACGGTCGCGTTGGCCGAGCCGGGATAGATGATCGCGTCGAGGCCAGAGCCGGTGGCCACGCCGCCCGCGATCAGTATCGTCGGCCCCGCCGCCGCCGCGCCGTTGCCGGTCCAGGTCTGGCCGACCAGGTTGTTGCCCTCGATCCAGACCAGCAGGAACGTCCCCGGAGAGCCCGGGAAGTAGACGGCGCGCGGCCGCTTGGCGGTGGTGGTGACGCTGGTCGATCCGAACGTGAACGGCAGGCCCTGCGCCTCGCCCTCGGCCAGCGTCTTGAACATCGCCGTCGCGAACGTCGGAGCGGTCGAATCAGCCCAGGCGCTGAACTGCATGCCGTTGCCGACCGCAAACGTCGTAAATGGCCGCGGATCATTGATGTAGCCGAGCGACTTCCGCGACCATAGCGGCAGGGACGCCTGCCCGGATCCGGCGCTCGGGGTGCCCCCGTAGAGCGGCAGAAACTGCGGCGGGACGGTCCAGCGCGTGGCGGCCGTGGGCGAGTAGAGCCGGGCGCAGGTGTTCACGTCGCTCGACATCTCGGTCAGTGCGAGGAGGCCGCCGCCGGGGAGCTCCACGGCGCGGACGATGTCCTTGCCGCCGGCGAGGGTGAGATCGTCGGCGACGCTGTGCGCCCAGGCGTGCCGCCGGCGCCACTCTCCGGTGCGCTCCATCCGAACGTCGTCGAGCCGGATGTAGGTCCCCGGCGATTGGATGAGGGGCGCTTCCTTGCCCGAGAGGCCACCGGCGACGGGAAGGCGGATCGTCTGTTTCTGCAGGCCCGACATCAGCTCACCACCACGTGGACGCCGCGCACCTTGGCCGCGGCAGATCCGGCCTGCAGCGTGAACTTCAGCAGGACGATGCCGCCTGGGTTCGGGATCGTTCCGCTGATCTCCTGCTTCCCGAACGTGCTGGACGCCTGCGCCGTCGAGCCCACGAGCGTGCCAGCAGCGTCAGGCAGGCCCGTGGCGCCCAGGACGCCGCCGACGCGCAGGTGGAACTGCGCCGTGCCGCCGGCGGACGCGGTGTAGAGCGCGGCGGCGATGTCGAGGGTCGGCTTGGTGATCCCGGCGCACAGGAACGGAAAGCAGAGATCGGGCGCGGCGAACTCGCTGCCCGACGTGGTACTCACGAGCGCGGAGCTGGCGAAGCTGGCAAGCACGCCGCCGCCAGATCCACCGGTGACGGTCTCGTTGATCACCGTCTTGATGAACTGGGTGAGGTTTCCGCCGGCCGGCTTGTCGATCTTCTCGTAGAGACCGACCAGGATGTCGAGCAGGCCCTGGTCGGTCGCGATGCCGGCGGCGGTCGGTCGCCGGAAGCTCATGGCGGGGCAAAGATCCAGGTTGACCGGCGCCGCACGTCCTCGATGCGGTCTGGGTCGGCGGTGCGCTGGTCGGACGCCCACCGCCGCACGCGCCCGGCGATCCCGGTGTTGTGCGGATCGCCCGGGACGCCGTAGCAGATGGCGACGAGCTGCCCGGCGTCCGTCTCTTCCCGCGCCAGCGCCGTGATGGCGGCGTCGTAGACCAGGAAGTCGGAGAACTGGTCCAGCTCGGCGTCGAGCGCATCCGTGGGCGCGGCCAGCACCGGCGGCTGCGGGATGTAGTCGAGCGCGTAAGCGCCCGCCGCCCGCTGGATCGGCTCGATGAACAGCGCAGCCCCGGCCGGCCGATAGCTCCGGTCCCACTGCTGCGACCCCGACTTGGCGCCGAACTTCGTCAGGTAGATCTGGTTGTCCGTCCCCGGGTTCAGGCGGACGAAACGGATCTCCATGAAGTCGGCGGGGAACGCCTGCGACTGCTGCCCGTTCGCCAGCGTGAACGGCAGGGTGGTGATCCGAAAGTCCTTGTTGACGGCGACCACCATCGCCCAGAGCTTCCGGTAGGCGTCGTTGATAAACTGGTCGAGCTCGGAGCCCGAAAGGACTGTCGAGCCCGACACGTCGTACAGCGTCTGCACCCGCTGCTCGAGGGTCGAGAGCTGGGTTGCCACGGTGGGTTACTCCTCGTCCAGGGCCTTCTCGATGCACGCCTTGACGTACTGACTGAGTGCCGTCTTCGCCTGGTCGCGGCTTCCCTCGTCCACCCCAAGGGCGTCCATGAGATCGTTGACGGCGCTTTCCTCCACGTCGCCGTAAGACTTCATGGGGGCCTCGTCGCTGTCGTCGCCCGACTTGCGCCGAGCGATGCTCTCCACCTCGGACGCCATCAGACGCCGTTCTCTACGCCGATCAACAGCGTCATGGTTCCGGTCGACGCGAGGTCAGTCGCGGCGCCGGCGCTGTTGCGCAGCTGCAGGAAGATACTGCCGTCGATGGTGCCGGCGACCGTGCCGCCCGGGATGGCGACCGACGTCACCTGATCGGTGAGCCAGTCGGGCACCACCGAGCCCGTGTTGCCGGTGAAGTCGACTTCCTTGCAGACGAACCGCTTGTAGCCGCGGGGCAGCTGGATCTTGTACTGCCCAGCCGTCCCCTGCTTCGTGGCGACCACCCGCGAGTCGGCGTCCTGCCCGGTGATCGCACCGGACGCCCCGATGAGCATCCGGTGCGTGAAGAACTGGACCCCCTTCCGGTTGACGAAACCGGAAACGGGCCACTTGTCAGTCGAGCTTGCTCCCATGATGGCGACCTCTTAGGCGTGCTGGATGACCGCGTTCTTGACCGGGGCGTTGCAGCCGAAGACGCCGTAGTAGCCGACGCGGCACTCGACGCCGTCGTCCGCCGCCTGGCGCAGGATCTTGTTGCCGTCGGCGGTGATGAAGTCGGGGATCTTCGTGGTCCCCGCGCCGTAGCAGCGCAGCGTGTCCATCTGGAGCATCCAGCTGAACTGGGACTGGCAGTAGAGGTCCGGGAAGATCTCCACCTCGCCCTTCGTGGTCTCGAGCGCCACGCCCTTGAACCCGATGCCGTAAGGCCCCTGGATCTCGATGGGCCGGCGGCGGGCCTGCCCCTCGAGCAGCAGGTTGCCGTAGCGGGTGGGGTTCATGAAGATCACCCCGGCCGTGCCGCCGAAGCGGATGCGCTCGACGCTGGCCTTGATGATCGCTTCCTCCTCCGACATGTTGCGAGCGTCGAAGTAGACGAAGGACAGGCGGCTGTCCGTCGACCGGTCGTTGCCGAAGAAGTTCTCACCCCCCGACGGCGCCGTGTAGGCGTTGTTGAGGATGTTGCCCCAGGCGGCCAGCCCCTGGATGGCGGTGGGCACCGGCGACGCGTTGTTCTGGCGGTCACCGGACGCGAAGATGTAGTCGGTGTTGCCGATGCCGGTCACCGTGTTCAGGTTCGCGTTGGTGGTGACGGTTCCGACCAGCGTGCCGGCGCTGGAGAACGTGAAGTTGACCGCGGTGACGGTCAGGACGGCGCCCGAGTTGCGGAGCGCGCCGCTGTTCTCGAACTGCGCGAACTGGAGATCCATCCCCTGCTCGAACAGAACGACGTCTTCCGGCGTGCTCAGCGTGATGACGTTGCTGGCCAGGTTGGTGGTCGAGGCGATCTGCCCGATCTGGCCGTAGCCGGCCCGGTAGATCTTGGTGCTGAACGAATGCATCGTGGCGTCCAGCGCGCCGTCGATCTGGGCCACGAACTTGTCGTAGAAGCTCCCCAGCTTGTCGCCCGCGGTCGCCAGCAGAAGACCGTCGATGGTCGCCCGCCCGTAGTCCTTCATCCACGTGCCGGACCACTGCTTGACCTTGGTGAAGCCGTAGGTGGAATCCTCCGACTTCGCCGCCGCCGTGGCGTAGGTCGCCGACCGGGCCGGCGAGTTGCCGACGCGGTTCGCCCACACGGGGTTGGAGCCGGTCCACGACAGCTTGCGCACCATGGCCGCCAGCGCGCCCTTCGACCATCCGACTTCGCCCAGGAAGTCGTCGTCGTAGCGACGCTTGAGGGCACTCGTCAGGTTGGCGAACGTGCCGCCGGTGCTCGCCAGGATGCGAACGCCGAACATTGCCGCGCCGAGCGAATCGAGCGCCGCGAGGCCGAGCAGCAGCACCGCAACGTGATTGACAACGGGGCCATGAACGAACAGCGCACACGCAGCAACAAGGGCCGCGACAACAAACAGCAACGCTCGACGCATCGAAACACCTCACGAGTTGGGTTGTGAAAACCCGGCCTCGAGCGCTTGAGGTGTTTCGGCTTTGGTGTTGCGTCTTGGGGCGCTCTACCCCGGTGACAATTCCGGCCTACTCACAGCGTGAGAGGCGTTGCAACTATTTTCGTTACAAACCGAACTGGCGCTTGATCTCGATGTCGCGCGCGTCGCGATCCTTGGGCAGCTTCGGGGGGTTGGTCGGCGCGCCGCCGCCGGCCCGCTTCCCGAGCGACGGGCTGCCACCGCGGGGCGCCGGCGCGGGCTCGTCTTCGGTCTCGGTGCGCGCGGCCTGGGCGGCGAGTCGCGCGGCCAACTTCGGGTTCTTCTCCCGCAGATGCGCCTCGACGTTGTTCCCGGCCTTCTTGACGAAGTCCCTCGGATGGCCGTTCTTGCCGCTGTCGAGCCACATCTGGTGGGACGTGAGCAGCACCAGGTGGTACGGGCTCACCACCCTCTGCTTGCCGTCCTCCGTGATGGTGACCGGGACTTCCGACTGCGTGAGGGGCAGATCGGCGTCTTTCAGGTCTTCGGCGACGTTGGCTTCAGCGCGCGCGATGTTCGCCGCCTGCTCGTTCCCCTCGCGTCCGTTGACCTTCGCTTCGAGCTCCTCCAGCTTCTTCTCGAGCGCCAGCACCTCGGCCGACTTCTTGGGCGCCGCGGCCGGCGCGTCCTCGCCGCCTTCCAGCTCGGGATCCTTCACCAGGAGCTTCTCCAGGAGCTCGGCCGTCTCCGTCTTGGACAGGCCCAGCGCCTTGACCTTCTGGGCCAGCGTCCCTTCCCGGATGGACTTCGCCACCGGCTCGACGGCCTCGAGCTTCTTCTGCAAGTCCTTGACGGTGGTCTCGAGCTCGCGGGCCCGGCGCTCGGCCTCGAGGTTGGCGAGCGCGGCGCTGCGGCGGGCGGCGGGCGCGGGCTTCTGCGGCTCGTCGTCCGTCTTGGCGGCGGCGGCCGGCGGCGTCTCGTCGTCGTCGAGCTTCAGCGGCTCATCGCGATCCTTGGGCACCTTCGCCGGCTTGCCGCCAGCGGCGGCTTCGGTGCCGGCCGTGGTCTGGTCGCCCAGCGCCGCGCCGGGGGGCGTCTCGTCGTCCAGCTTGGTGCCGCGCGGGGCGCCGTTGTCCCACTGGATGACCTTGGTCGCGTTCGCGGTCGCCTGCACGGTCGGATCGGGCTGCATCGGTGGCGCGTGCCGCTGGCCGCCGGTCGGAACCTCGCTGGCGGTCGCGGCGCCGGTGACGCGCTGGACGCGCTCTCCAGTTGGCTGGCGTGGTGCGATTGCGGGCGGTGGTGCAACAGGTGCGGACGCGGTGACTGCTTGTTTCGCCATGGACGTTTCTCCTTTGGGTCAGGCTGCGGCCGGGATCGGCGTGACGGGCGGAATCTGAGTGATGGTCGGCGCCACCGGCGCGATCGGCGCCTGGCCACCGGGCGGCGGCATCATCGGCGGCGCCGGCGGGACCATGGGCGCCTTCGCCTTGTCGACCGCCGGCTGCAGGGCGTCGATGAGCCGGCGCATGTCGCTCAGGCGCTCGGCCGGGTAGTTCGACCCGTCGTACATCGCGCGCAGATAGCGGGCCCGGGCGTACGACTGCATCGCCGACGGGTCAATGTACGGGTCCGGCGTGACGTACTTGCCGTCGTTTAGAATGCTGTCGCAGATCGCCTCCATCGCATACGGCTGCGCCAGCGTGAGGTCGATGAGCGGCGATAGATCGGGGATGTCGAGCCCCTTCAGCGCGTCTTCCTTGCTCAAGAAGCCGCCCTGGATCAGTTCGGTGGCGCGCTGCAGGCGGGCCGCCACTGTCTGGCCGAACACCGACGTGGGGAAGCGGCGGATCTCATACTCGGCGTCGGCGTTCTCCATGGTGAGCTCGCGCCACACGCCGCGCGTGACCGCCCGCCACTTCGGCTTCATGCCCTTCTGCGCCAGCTCCTTGGTGAACCGCCACCACCAGCCGGCCGCCTCCACCCGCATGTCTTCCCAGCGCTGCGACAGGAGCGCCAGCCGATCGGTCTGAAGGTCGGACGCCTCACGGATGGCAACGGCGGCGTTCAGCCCGGGCTGCTTCTGCCCCCGGGCGATGAACTGCGAGACGCCCCAGGTGTCGTACGCCTGCTTGTTGAGCAGCTCGGCGTACTGGTAGATCTCGCCGTTGACGGCCGGCGGGGTGTCGATCTGCGCCGCCTGATTCTTGTAGCGAAGCAGCTGTATGTAGTCGTTGTTGAGCTTGGCGGGCGACTCTTCGTTCTCCTGCAACTGGATGTACTTCACCGACGACAGGTGGTGCGCCTCGCGCAACGTCCGCTGCAACTCGTTCAGCTCGATTTGAATCGACCGGATCATGGTGATCCCACCGACGCCCCACATGCCCACCGGGCGCTCGTCGAACACCTTCTTGATGAGCGGGAATCCGTCGTACTTCCAGACGTCCTCGCCCTCCTTGGTCAGGATCTCCGTCCCGGCCACCATCACGTGCTTGCCGGGGATGATGTTGCCGTCGTTGTCCCGGCTGGCCCGCTGCCACGCCTCGACGACGCGCACCAGCTCGCGGTTCGTGATGTAGATGATCGACGGCGGCGTGGACACGGCCTGCCTGCGCAGCTTCTGCTCGTCGACCTTGTACTCTTCGGCCGCCTGCTCCACCGGCATGTAGCGGACGTGGTAGGCGCACTCCGGCTCGCCGTAGATGCTCTCCCCCTCGTCGAACATGAATTCCCACGACGGGAAGCGGGCGCCGTGGATGCTGGCGCCGTCCATCCAGAGCTTGTACACGCCGCCGTCGCCCGTGATGAGGTCGCGGAAGGCAAAGGACGCCTCGTCCTGGTAGTGCACCTCTTCGGCCCAGGCGTCCGACATCTCGGTCATGTCCCGAGCGCCCATCCGGATCTTGTAGTCGGCGCCGTCGGGCAGGAACTGCGCGCGCGGCCGAAACGAACAGATCCGATTGCGGACGGTGTTGGTCAGCGAGTAGCAGACGTTGAAGACGAGGTTTTCCGGGTTCCACAGGCGCGCGCCGTGGTCGCCCTGCACCTGGTAGAGCGACGAGAGTGGCTGGCCCAGGTACAGCTCGAGGTCGTACAGCAGGTTCTGCCGCCGCATCGACTCCAGCGGCGACATCTCCATGCGCGTGACCTGGTCGATCAGCGCAGCTGC